TTGGAAATCGAAGAGACGTAGATACTTTGCTTAGAATAAATAAAGAATTTATAAATAAAGTTGTAAGCCAACAAGTAGCAATATATAAATATAAGTTATTAGAGAACAATGTTAATTCATATGGAGAATCATCAGGTAATAAGTCATTCGACGGTCCCTTTTTATTGAATTGCCTAATAGAAAGATCAGGAAAATCCTATGAAAGAACTGAAATTGGTATAAATTATATAAGGAAAGTGGATTTTAAATTTTTAGTAGAAACCTTAAGGGAAATGGAGCTCTTTGTTGAAGTTGGGGACATAGTGTTGTATGAAGGAAATTATTATGAAATCGAAGACACAACCGAAAATCAATATTTTATGGGTAAGGATAATAATAAAGTTATAACAAATAATCCTGAGTTTAATAAATTAGGGGACTATGGTGAATCAATTTCCCTTATATGTAAAGCTCATTATATACCCGCAAATAAATTAAATATAGATGGCTAAAAAAAATAAGGTAAACATAAAATCTCAAAAAGAGATTTTACAAAATCAACAAAAACCATATATTAAAGATAGGGGAAACCCCAATCCAAAATATGGGGGAATCCAGGACCAACAAACTGGTGTAAATCATATTAGAGGGAATAAATTATCTTTTAAGGGTGATAACACTAAAATTATAAAATTAGGATTAACTAATATAAATGATGCTGTGTTTTATTATTTAAAAAACATAGTAAAACCCCAAGTACTTCAAAATAATAAAAATGTTAATGTACCCATAATATATGCCGATGGTGAATCTTGGAAATTATATAGAAGAGATGGGGTGTTTAGGGATAAAGAGGGGGCCCTGCAATCCCCCATAATTGCATTAAAGCGAGACAATATATCGGAAAAACGAAACATAGGAAACAAATTGGATGCCAATAACCCCTTATTATACACCACAAGTCAACAAACCTATACTAATAAAAATAGGTATAGCAATTTTGATGTATTAAATAATAGAATACCCGATAAAATAAATTATACAACTGTAATACCTGATTATAAAATTATCACTTATAGTGGTTTAATACAAACATATTACATAGAACAATTGGATGACTTAATTGAAACTATAAGTTATAACTCCGGTTCATATTGGGGTGACCCTGAAAAGTACAAATTTAAAAGTATAATAAAAGATTTTAGTACTAGGGTAGAAATGACAGAGGGTAAAGAAAGGTTAGCAAAAAGTGAATTCAAAATAGAGATGCATTGTTATATTATTCCAGATTCAATACAAAAAAGGCTAAATTCTTCACCTAAATTTAATAGTAAATCTAAGATAATTATTAGTGCGGAGGCAACATATACACCAGAGTATTTTGATCCTCAGTATGAAGTCTTACCAGATGGAAGAACTAGGAAAATACGAAGATACTCTGATAATTTAATAACATTTAAGAACGAGAATGAATGATATAAGATTTATTGACCAGTTAAAAGTAGGGCAATTTTCCCCCCCTGAAGGTACCGTAGACATACCAAACATAAGAGATTTAGTGGTGGTTACGGGTTCAAACAGATCATTAAGAACATATAGTAGCTTTATATATAGAGAAGGGATGTTAGGAGTTGGAAACTCTAACCCTCAAAGCATCGTAGATATAAGGGGGACTAATAAAAATTTATTGTCTATAAAAAATGCCAACAATAATGGTATAGGTGTAGATTTGGACGGTTTACTATTAATAAAAGAAAGGGATTCCTTTAATTTTAACATGATAAAACCCAAAGGGAGTATAGTATTTGTAAATGGGGAATTATTCATAAAAATATAATTAATGAGTTGGAAAAAAATAATTATTGAAGATGCTGATTCAATATTAGGGAATTTACAAGTAAATGAATTCACTATAAAGGGATCTAATACAGAAAATAGTAGGTTTATAAAGACAGAATCGACCACTACCGGTATTACCAACCAGATAGTAGCCTTAGTTAGTTCAAGTCAAGTTGATGGGGTAATGTTCGATTATGTTATAAGAGACAGTGAGGGATTAAATAAAAGAATAGGAACAGTTTATGTTGTAGTGGGGGATGGTATAGAGTATACCGATATATCGACTTTAGGAATTGGGGAAACAGAAAGTGTAAATTTTTCAGCTATAATAGGAAATAATAATATAATATTATTAATAAATAGTATAAACCCCGGGTGGGTCATAAAAGTTTTATCTAAAACTTTATAAGTAGTTTTATAAATTTTAATATTTATCATAAAATATAACATAACATGGCAGGCGAATTAGTAGCAAGGAGGGGAATAATATCTAAAAGTTTAAGTGGTTTTTCAGCTTCTGACTTTATATCAGTTATAGATACAAATGGGAAAATATTAAAATCTACAACCACAATTGGGGAGATAGAAAGTATTGTTAATGATTTTGAAGATTTTTTAACAACAAGTAACTTTTCTTCTAGTAATACAAATGTATTATCATTAAGCATATCAGGTAATAACATACAATTAACCCCTCAACTTGGTAGTGTTGTTGGTACTAATAATGGGTTAGTAACTGGGGCTACAGTCTTTTCTTATATAGACAACCAAAATTACATATCTAGTAACCAAACGATAACATTATCAGGTGACATATCAGGAAGTGGGAAAACAAGTATATCAACTTCTATCCAAAGTTCCGCTATAAGTGGTAAGGCAAATATCTCTCTTACGGCAACCACCCAATTACTTGCAAACAACAGCAGTACCATTGGTAAAATTACGGGGCAAGATCTTCTAGATTTTTTAGACACAAACCTAAACACTGATAACACAACATATACTTTATCTGTTATTGCTGGTAATATTATAAGATTAGCAGGTAGTAATTCTACAAATAATGATGTATCATTTTCAGGAACGACTAATGAGATTACTGTTACATCAAACACTACTTCAGATAGTTTTGTAATAGGTTTACCCAATAATGTAGTAATAGGAAATAATTTAACTGTTACTGGTAATCTAATAGTAGAAGGTACTACAACAAGTGTAAATTCAACTGACTTATTGGTTGAAGATAAGTTAATAACTTTATCATCAGGATCTAATGGAGCCTCTGCTTCTTACGGATCGGGGGTAGAAATAGATATAAATGCCGGGGTTGGTAATATAAATAATCCAAGAATAGTTTGGGATGCTACTGGTTGGTCTACAAAGGGGACGTTACCAAATTTTACAGTAGGGGGGACCTTAAAGATTACTACTGTCCCAACATCTGGTAGTGGAAATAATGCCCTATTTTTAGATGGTGTTAATGTATTTCGAAAAACACTTGGAGGTTTAGCCTTTTTAAATGGTAGTGATATAGACCAATACACATCTTGGACATTAAACTCCGATGGTTCTTCTGTAACATTATCATCAGGAAATCAATTAACTATAACAGGAGCAGGGAGTATAAGCACAAGTATTTCTGGTAACACTTTAACAATTTCTGGGGTTGATACTACATACACCGCGGGTAGTGGATTAACCTTAAGTGGGGGGCAGTTTAGTGTTAATAATACTGTAATAAGAACTACAGGAAACCAAACAAAAAGTGGTGTTTTAACTCTTAATAATGGTGTTAAACTAGCCGATGGGGGAGAAAGTGGTACCTTAGATTTTGTCGCGACTTTTCAAGTAACAAGTCCAACACCAACTAATATATTGGTTTTATCAAATCAAAGTGCCGTGTGGGTAGATTATTTTGTACAAAGTGGTACTGATGTAAGAACCGGTACTCTAATGATAACTAAGAATTCCTCTAACGCCGGTTCATTTACCGATACCTCGGTTGATCTTGGAGATACCGATACGCTAGAATTTACAGTTGGGTTTCCTACTGGGGGGAACATTGAGATAAAAGCACAATCATCAGACTCATCTACATATAATGTTAAATTTTTAGTAAGAAGCATATAAATAACTATAATAGTTGAAGTAGTTTTGTTATATTATTAGAGAATATTTTGGAAAATGAAAAAATATAGTTAATAAATGGTGGATAATTATTTTAAAATAAAAAAAGGATTAGTAGTTTATGGTGATACGGGGTTATTATTTTCTGCAGGTTTAGATAACACAATAAAAATAGGAGAACCCTCAAGGGAAACCCTTATATCTATTGGAGCAAATTTATTTGTAAAAGAAGTTTTAGAAAATAATCTGAACAACAAATTATTATCAATAGATAATAGTGGTAAAATTTTCTTTACCAATAAAGGTACACTTGGTTTTGTAAGCAGAACCGGAAATATAAATGAAACAATTAATGGTGAGAAGATATTTACTGATCCTTTAGAAGTATCAATACCTTCCAATGGAACTTACTTAAAAGTTGGGAGTACATCTTCTGGCGAATTAAATTTTTATACTTCAAGTTCAGTTAGTGGTGTAATTGGAGCAAAACATACAATAAGCGCAATTTCCACCAATGGTGAAATAGCTTTTGCCACAGCTTCGAATGAACGTTATCTTATAGATAGATTTGGAAATCACGATTTTAAATCGGGAAACATGGTAACTATTGGGAATGTTACAGCAAATAACTTTATAGGTAATTTAAATGGTCAAATTAATACTTCCTTTGCTGGAAACAATACTATTGTTAGTAGAAATGGTAATGGTGATATAAGAGCTAGATTATTTAGATCAGAGTTTGGGAGTACTAATCCCACTATTGGATTTATAATGACTCAGATAGATACTGGTTCTAATAACTTTATAAGACCTAGTACACCTGCTCAATTTAGAGATAGTGTTACTGATGGGAATTACTTATCAGTATCAGGTGGTATCTTAGATGGTGGAACTAACACAACACTCACATTACGTAGCAATGACACTGGTATATCTACGATCAATCTAATAGGTGATAGTCAAGGTAGTGGTATGTTTTATGCAGGACAATCTTCTAGTTATGGTGGTGGTCTTGAATACAACGGCGATGGTTCCTCAACTACTGGTAGTGGTCAAGATAATGTAACGTTATTTAGAAGAAACAATAATATAGATTATTGGACAGCTAGAAACAGTGTTAGTACTAATGACTGGGAGTTCAGAGGAGACGTTACTGCCAAGAATTATTTTGACGGTTCTGACAAAAGGTTAAAGACCGATATAAAGAAAATATCAAAATCAGTATATTCTTATGAATTAAAAACCCAACCAGGGATTACTGTATATGGTACTATAGCTCAAGAAATAGAAAAAACAAATCCAGAAGTTGTTAAGAAACCAAAAGACGGTGAAATGATGTCTGTTAATTACAATAGTTTCTTATCTTTAAAGCTCGCAGAGCAGGAAAATGAGAATAAAGAGCAAAATAATAAGATAGATAGCTTACAACAGCAAATAGATGAATTAAAGGAACTAATAAAAAACAAATAAATGGCTAGAATAGCAAATAGCATGGTGACAGTTCAAGATTTAGATGATATGGTTACTTTTGAAGGATATTCTTATAAACCATTTAAACCATCATACTCTAATCTGAACAAGTGTCTCAATAGATCACAGGTATTAAGTTATATAGATGTTACATTAAATAGACGTATTGATGATAATCAGTTAGTGAGTTACAGTATTATAGAACCTGTTGTTGCTGATGCATTAACAATTGACCCAACTAGTCAATCAGTATCTTCTGTAGCACAAAATTATGACATTGTGGTAACATCAAATACATCTTGGACTGTGAGTGGGTCTGTATCTTGGGCAATCCCTACTCCAGTTAAGGGTTCTAATAATGGTACTGTAAATGTTTCTGTAGCTAGTAATGGAGGTAGAAGTAGTAGAACTAGGAATGCTACATTAACATTTACCGCAGGTAGTATAACTATACAACATGAGATAGAACAGTCTGGTAGCTTTGGTGGTGGTATTTTTACTTAACTAGGGGGAGATTTGGGATTATCATAAAAATATAAACAAATTATAGTATAATCCAAACCCCATAAAAATGTCCAGTAGAATAAATTGGTTCATCAAATAATATAATGTATATTATGCACCAATAAAAAACATAAATAAAAAAAAATTATGAGTAACAAAACATTAAAAAAAGGAGAATTAGGATCTTTAAGAGAAATTAACAAAAGAAACCAAGAATTATATTATAATATTGGTAAATTGGTTACAACAAAAGATCAAATTGACGAACAAGTATCTAAATTTTATTCTGAATTAAAGGAATTAGAAGAAGAACAAGAGGTTATGTTTACTAGAATAAAAGAAGAGTATGGTGAGGGAAATATAAATTTAGAAACGGGTGAATTTACTCCATCTAAATAATATATTTAGGAAATAGTATATTTTTTGAAAAATACTCTATATTTATAATAAAAAAATAAATACTATGAGTGAAACTATATTATCTCCAACAGTTGTACAGAGAGAAAATGATAATACTCTTATAAGAAGAGGTCCTATAAGCTTTGGGGCTGCTATATTAGGCCCCACAGCCAAAGGTCCTGTAGAGATACCTACTTATATAACATCATATTCAGAATTTGTTAATAAATTTGGAAACTCAGTCATGGTTGAGGGTTCACCTAAATCCTACATGACATCCATAGCGGTGCAGCAATTCTTCCAAAGTGGGGGTACTTCTGTTTTAGTCGCTAGAGTAACACCAGGGGAATTTACACCAGCAACTTCAGAAGAAATTTTATCTGGAGAGATTGATGGTGTAGGTAGTGAAGTAAATACATTTGTATTAGAAACATTATCTGAAGGGGCCATAATGAACTCAAATGTAGAAGGAACCAAAGACAATTTAAAGTTTGACATTACAAATGTAAATGAATCATCAGGTACCTTTAGTTTACAAATTAGGAGAGGGGATGATACCCCCAATAACAAAGTAATTCTAGAAAGTTTTTCTAGTCTATCTTTGGATCCCCTATCTAATGACTACATAGTGAAAAGAATTGGGGATATGAAATCTCAATTAATAACAAGTAGCGATATACCATATATTGAAGAAGTGGGTAATTATGAAAATACCTCCAATTACGTTAGAGTAAAAAGTGTAGGTTTAAAAACCCCCAATTACTTAAACAATGATGGTTCTCCAAAAACAATATTTTCTGGTTATATGCCCACAATATTAGAAGGAGGAACATTCGAAAATGGGGATGGTGATAACGTAACTTCTACAAGTAGGTTTTACCATGAAATAAATTCTTCAAATACAGAGGGTCTTGTCCCTGAAGATTATGATGATATGATTTCACTTTTAAATAATAGGGATGATTACCAATTTAGATATTTGGTTGCTCCTGGATTGGTTTCGGAATTTCACACATCCCAAGTTAGCTCATTATCAAATCTAGCTCAATTCAGAGGAGACTGTATGTTTATCACTGATATGGTGGGATACGGCAAAACAGAAACGGAAGTTAAGCAACAAGCCGGAGCTTTTGATACTAGTTACACAACTACACAGTGGCCTTGGTTAACTACTATAGATTCAAATACTGGGGATATAGTAAAAGTAACTTCATCTACAATGATGTTAGCCTTATATACTGCTAGTGATTTAGTGGGGGAGCCTTGGTTTGCACCTGCAGGTACTACAAGAGGTTTACTTAATGCTATAAGGGCAGAGAGAAAATTACCTAAATCATCTAGAGATAATTTATATAGTAGTAATATAAACCCTATATCAACATTACCTGGAGTTGGTTTAGCTTTAATGGGACAGAAGACATTACAAAAAAGAGCTACTGCTACTGACAGAGTAAATGTTAGAAGATTATTAATTGAATTAAAACAATTCATTGGGCAAGTTGCAAACGGTATATTGTTTGATCAAAACACACAAGCAACCCGAAATAGCTTTTTAGCTCAAGTAAACCCATATTTACAATCAGTAAAAGAAAGACAAGGTTTATTTGCGTTTGATGTTATTATGGATGATTCTAATAATACTTCTTCTGTAATTGATAGAAATCAATTAGTGGGTCAAGTTAGATTACAACCGACTAGAACAGCTGAGTTTATTATATTAGATTATACTCTGGAACCAACAGGTACTAGTTTTGAGTAATAAAACTTAATAAAATAATATGGAAATACTATAAAATACTCATGAAGAGGAAATATAGTATTTCTTTTTGTCTTAAAACGAAAAATGCTTATATTTATAATAAAAAACATATACAATGTCGCAATTAGATCCCAACGAAATTTTTTATACACAATTTGAACCTGTACAAAAGAATAGATTTATATGCTACATTGACGGCTTCCCATCATACATGATCAAAGGTATAGGGGGGATAGGCGCTGATGTAGGAAAAGTTAAATTAGACCATATTAACCTTTCAAGATACGTTAAAGGTAAAACTCTATGGAATAGTGTTAGTTTTACAATGTACCAACCAATTACACCACAGGGTTCTCAATCCATAATGGAATGGGTTAGGTTACATCACGAAAGTGTAACAGGTAGAGATGGTTATGCTGATTTTTATAAAAAAGACATAACATTTAACGTATTAGGTCCAAATGGAGACATAGTATCAGAATGGATACTCAAAGGAGCCCAAATAGAAAATTATGATATGGGTGATTTTAATTATAGTGATGAAAATAGTGCACAAGAATTATCAATGACTGTTCAACCTGATTATTGTATTTTAAACTTCTGATTTAGATTACGGGTTTACAAATGTGAATGATATTGGTAACATAATACCATACCACCACCTTTACTATTCGTATAATGCCTAAATAATACGTGTAAACCACGTATTAACTTCGTATATTATACCATGAAAATAAAATAAATAAAATGAAATTAATAGAATTACTTAAAGAATCATCAGAAAATGAGGTACAGTATGCTGTAATGATGATAGGTGGGTCAATGGGAGATAAACCAAGACCTCGCAGTGCCAAAGGACATGCTGGTATGGATGCCTCTTTTGAAGAGTTATTTTCAAAGAAAGATGCCCAAGTTAAGGCAAAAAGGATGAATAAAAGTTCACTATCTTCAGGTGAAAAGAAACATTATGGTTTGAAATATGTTATTGTTCCTGTAGTTAATGGGAAATTTGTTAATAAGATAAAGGAAGATAATATATCTGAAGGTAGTATTAGTAAAGATACTCTTGATAGAATGGATGAGTTATCAAATATAAGAGACTTAAAAGTCTTTAAAACTTATTTAAGAATATTAAGTACAGATTGGATGCAAGAAAATTTTAGTAAAAAGGATATAAAAAAGTTTGTTAATTTACTAATAGACGAAATATAATACTAAACCATGTGTAAAACAAAGAGCTTAAAATTAATGAGCATACTAAAAGAATCGTTTTGTTCTTGCTCATTACCATTAAAAAAAAGAAATACAAAATCAATACCCCCCTATAAGTTTAATAAACTTAAATAAAAAATGTAAATATAACTTGCCCCTACTTAGGGGTTTTTGTATATTAAAACACACATTAAAATAAAAAAATATGAGTGAATTCAATTTCCCAACTGAAGAAGTGGAATTAGCATCGAAAGGACTAATATACCCTAAAAAAAATCCACTTTCTTCAGGTGTTGTAGAGATAAAATATATGTCTGCCAAAGAAGAAGATATATTATCTAACACATCTTTTATTCAAAAAGGTAATGTTTTAGATAAACTATTAGAATCTGTAATAGTAAATAAAGAGATTAATATCAAAGATCTGATTATAGGAGATAAAAATAGTTTATTATTTGCTGCCCGATTATTGGGTATGGGTAAGGATTATAAGGTTACCCATAAAAATAAAGAACACACTATTGATTTATCAAAAGTAGATAATAAAGAAATAGATGAAGAAATTATTACTTCAGATAATGAATTCCCCTTTACTCTACCCCATAGTAAAAATTCAATAACTTTTAAATTATTAAATGGTCATGATATTATAAAAATAGATCAAGAAATACGGGGACTATTAAAAATTGACCCTGAACTTGAGAGGACTACTTCAACTAAATTAAAATATACTATTATCTCCATTAATGGAGACAGTGAGAAAAAAACAATCCGAGAATTTGTTGATAAAGCATTAATATCAAGAGATATCAGAGCATTAAAGGAATATATTGAAAAGATACAACCCGATGTTGATCTAAATTACGAATTAGAAGATAAAGAGGAGGTACGAATCCCAATAGGGATAAGGTTTTTTTGGCCTGACGTATAAGGATGCCCCCCAAATTAGATTAAATCTTTTTTCTGAAATAGATCAAATAGTTACATATGGCGAGAATTACGACTATACAACAGTTTATAATTTTCCCATATGGTTAAGAAAATTTACATTTAATCAAATTAAAAAAAGGCAAGAGAAAACCTTAAACACAAATCTATCAACTGATAGTAATTTAAATATTACAAACCCTGATGGAACAGTAAATTTTAAAAATTTAAAAACATTATCATCTAAAACAGAAGGTAAGTATAAATATTAAGGATGCCAAATAGGCATCCTTTT